TGATTGACGCTGCAATTGAAAAAGCCGTTTTGGAGCTGTTCAATAGCGGCGAGAAGCCGACTGGCTATGAGGGCGTCGGATGACTGGGGGCGAGTTACTCCCAGCGACCGCCTGGGAACAGGCAGCCATAATCGGCATATTTATTGTGTTTGTGGGGATCCTGCTAACCTGGTTTAGCAAGCAAGCGGACAAGTGGCAAAAGTTCATGTTCGACATTGACGAGAAATGGCGCGAGTTCAACCGAGAGCAGCGTGAAGAGAACAACTGCGCAATGGGCGATGTGGAGAAGTCGTTGAAAGACTTGACGCAAGTTACTGGCAAGTTGGTTCAAACGATGGATGAACTACGTTCGGATATTTATCACCAGCACAATAATCAAGTGAAAGAGATTGCGGCGCTGGTACAGAAGCCCGCGCCGAAACCGCGAGTGAAGAAGCCGGTGGAGAATATTAAAGTCGAGGAATAATGGACGAACCATTATACGAGACAGCGCGCGAATGGCTGCGCACCCCGCCTGATAGCCCATACACGCTGCTGCTGGCAGAACTCATGGCGGTCAAAGCGGAGCTTGCCGCCTTGCGCGAGCGAATGGACGAGCTTGACGGCGAGCTGCACGAAACATGGATGGGCGGTAACGAATGACCGCGCTGTATTGGCGGGTCACGCTGGCGAGGGTCGAGGCTGGCGACCGCGAGTGCTTGTGGACGTACAAGAGATTGTGTGAGAAGACGAGGGTGATCTGGGAAAGAAAATAGCGAAACTGAACAAGCCGCTTGTGAACAGAATTATCGGACACGGCGAAGAGCAGGTTGATCAGCTACTGGCGAACCCGCTCAACTTCCGCTTGCATCCTGATAACCAGCAGCAGGCGTTGGCTGGTGCGATTGATGACATCGGCTTCATTCGTTCTGTCACGGTCAACCAGCGGACAGGCAGGGTGGTAGACGGGCACTTGCGGGTTACGCTGGCTGCCCGTTCTGGAGTTGAGACGCTTCCAGTTGAGTACGTTGATTTAGACGAGGCTGAAGAAGCGCAGGCGTTGTTGAGCCTTGACCCTATCGCAGCGATGGCGGCAAGTGATAAGGCGAAGCTGGATGAGTTGATGCGAGCGGTGCAGAGTGACGATGAGCGCGTGCAGGCGATGATAAGTGAGTTAGCAGAACATGAAGGGATGTTTGACTTGCTTTCGCTTGATGAGCTTGCGGATAAATACGGCGAGACAGACGAACGGGATTTCTGGCCGGTAATTCGGGTTCAGGTATCACCGGAAACAATGGCGAAGTACGAAGCGATTATGGATTCACTACCTGGTGATGATGAAGCAGAGAAGTTTGATGCGCTTGTATCAAGAGAGTTATGAAGATTCATATTGTTGATGCGATGCCACTTCACCTTTCTTACGCAAAATCGGGGGGGGCAGACCCTAACGGTATGAAGTTGCGCATTCTTTTATCTTACTGGTATTACAAGGACACAGACCTCAACGCTCTGTTTGAAAAGTATTTTACGCAACCTTATCCTGATGTGTTTGCAGACAGTGGCGGATTCTCTGCAATGACTCAGGGCGCTCAAATTGACGTGAGCGAGTATGCGGCTTGGATAAAACGATATAAGCACCTTTTCAACACTTACGCAAATTTAGATGTGATTGGTGACGCAGCGGCAACGCTTGATAATCAACATCGTTTAGAAGATTTTGGGATACAACCAATTCCAGTATTTCACGTCAACGAAGATTGGAACTATCTTGAGGCTTACATTGAGCAATATCCTTACATTGCTTTAGGTGGCATGGTTCCATACATGCGTTATACAAAAAAGATAATGCCCTGGATTATTAAGGCGTTCAAACTGGCTGGCGATAAGTCTGTATTTCACGGGTTCGGTGCTACGTCTTGGGAAGTGATAAAAAACTTACCGTGGTATAGCGTGGACAGTTCTTCGTGGGGCGCGGGTTTCCGATTTGGGCAAGTTCCGTTGTTTGACGAAAACAGGGGTAAGTTTGTAACCGCGCAACTTGGCGATCCTATTAGTTGCGGTAAGGCTTCAAAGTTGTTTCGCAGTCTTGGATTTGACCCGTTGGATTTCGTTGACCGCTCCAGGAATGATAGATCGAAAATTTGTGCTGTGAGCGCATTGTCTTACATGATGGCTGAGCAGTGGCTTAGAAACCGATGGGGTGAGATTCACATACCAAAAAGAGAAACTAATAAAGATGAATTAATGCTCCATCTGGCGACCTGGTCGCCAGATATAAAATCAAGCGAAAACTCTCAATTTGTTGGGGGTGATATTCAGTGGGATACATTCCAACATGTAGACGCAGGTCTGCGTCTACATTTGTCCGACACTTCAAACGGCATCAATTATGGCGATGCTGACAAGGGCTTGAAAGTTTATGGAGCCGTATCTGGCGGTTCAACCAATCAAGTGCCAGCGAAGAATATGTCTATTGCTTCAGCAACTGAAGCAATAGACGGATTGAATTTGTATCTTGCAGACGCACAGCACGAATTTGGTGACGCCAGACGTGCTGTCAATTATTTACAAAACAACTTAGATATGAGGAAACCATGAAAAAAACCAATTTAGTAATCGTATTGACCGCAGGCTATTTGCTTTGCCAGATTATTGCGGATGTGACCGCTTCAAAAATGGTCGACCTTTTCGGCATTTATGTTCCGGCTGCAGTTTTTATTTATGCTTTGACATTCACATTGAGAGATGTGGTTCACAAGCAACTTGGCAAGCAGCAAGCGGTCTTTATGGTCTTGACTGCTGGAGGTGTGAATGTGCTGATGGCGGCATATTTCATGTTTACAGTGTGGTTGAAACCAGCGCCGTTTTGGGGAAATCAGGAAGCCTACAATCTGATTCTCGGAGTTGTGCCACGTGTTGTTGGCGCGTCAATTCTGGCTGAGATGGTTAGCGAATTAATTGACACTGAAGTCTATCACCGCATCAAGCACTTAGCGCCCTGGAAGCGTGTACTCGGATCGAACGCGGTCAGTTTACCAATTGACTCACTAATATTTGTCTCGGTTGCGTTTGCAGGGACAATGCCGTTATCGGCTTTAATTTCAGTAATGTTAGGGCAAATTCTGTTGAAGGCTGTGATTACTGTGATAAGCATCCCGCTTATTTATGTAATTCCTGATAGACAAATATTTACAGATTGAACACTATAAAAAATGGCTAAATTGACGGTTGACAAAGTAAACGTACTAATTGATGAGATGATGGGCAACGTCTCAATGGTTGCGCGTACTCTGAATGTTAGCCGGACTACTTTGTATAACTACATCAATTCACATTCAACCGTCAAGCAGGCGTTAGACGAAGCGCGTGAGAAGATGATCGACAACGTCGAAAGCAAGTTATACAGCAAGGCGCTGGATGGCGACACGACCGCGATGATCTTCTTCCTAAAGACGCAGGGCAAGTTACGCGGCTACGTTGAGCGGCAGGAAGTGACGGGGGCGGACGGGGGCGCGGTGTTGGTCAAGTGGGATGATGAGAACAACGATTGACGCGCAACCTCATCCAGGGCAACTCGAAGTCCATAACAGCGATGCACGCTTCAAGGTGCTGTCGGCTGGACGGCGATGGGGCAAGACGCGGCTGGGAGTCAATGAGTGTTTGGACGCGGCGAGCAAAGGCGGGCGCGCGTGGTGGGTAAGTCCGAGTTACAAGACGAGCGAGGTTGGATGGCGACCATTGCGGCAAATTGCGCGCAAAATACCGAATGCAGAGGTCAGGCTGGTGGATAGGATGGTCACGCTACCAGGCGGCGGATTTGTGGCTGTTAGATCAGCGGACAATCCCGACTCATTACGCGGCGAGGGGCTGGACTTCGTGGTGATGGACGAATGCGCGTTCATGCAGAAAGAGGCGTGGACGGAGGCTATCAGACCGGCGCTATCAGACCGGCTTGGCAAGGCATTGTTTATCTCTACTCCGAAGGGACGTAATTGGCTTTGGGAGATTTATCAGCGCGGGGTAAGCGGTGAAGAAGGCTGGGCGTCGTGGACGTTCCCGACTTCGACTAACCCGTTCATTGAGAAGGGCGAGATCGAGGCGGCGCGGCGTGACTTGCCTGAGATTATCTTCCGGCAAGAGTACCTGGCGGAGTTTATCGAGTCAGACGGCGGCGTGTTTCGTAGGGTGCAAGAAGCAGCGATCCTTACTCCGCAAGAACCGCAAGCAGGCAGACAATACGTTGCCGGCGTTGACGTGGCTTCGAGCGTTGACTTCACCGTTGTGAGCGTGCTGGATGCCGAATCGAAAGAGATGGTCTACCTCGACCGCTTCAACCGCGTGGATTATCCGGTGCTGATAGACCGGTTAGAAGCTGTATATCACCGCTATCATTTGACTTCGATGGTGGTTGAGAGTAACTCGATAGGCAGGCCGGTGATTGACGAACTTGTATCGCGCGGGCTCAATATTGTGCCATTTACAACGACTTCGGCAACGAAGCAGGTGATTATTCAAAACTTACAGTCAGCCTTTGAAAATGGCCAAATTCGAGTCTTAAACGACGCTGTGCTGATTGGTGAGCTATTGAGTTTTGAGAGCAAGCGGAATGCAAGCGGCGGATTTAGTTACAGCGCGCCGGACGGAATGCATGACGACTGTGTGATGAGTTTGGCTATTGCGTGGAGTGGAATGCAGGAACGCGTGCAAGTTATCAAGAATCCCTTTTATGAATATTAAAAGCGAGGCGTTATGGGTGTAATGGACAATTTCAGAAACTGGCTGCTGGAGCCACTGTTAGGGCGCGAGCAGGTTGCAAGGGTGAATGAATCTACGCTCAAACGCAATTACAGGCGCGGGTTACACAAAGCGCCGATCAAGTCTGCAGATGACGCGATTATTGTAAATTTCATTGGGCTATTGGTAGATCGCAGCGTGGCAATGCTGTTTGGGCAAGAGCCTGCATTTGATCTGCCTGGAGAATCAGACGCGCCGGAGCAACAATACATTGACGAGGTTTGGAACGCTAACCGCAAGATGCAATTGCTGAAACGCGCGGCGGTCTATGGGGCTGAATCAGGCTCTTGCTATGTCAAGATACTACCAGATGGGGCGGTGAATAGAGACGGCAAACTCATTCCGCGATTAGTTGTGTTAGACCCCGCTACCGTCACAATGGACGCGCTGCCAGAAGACATTGACATGATTATCCGGTACACGATCGCTTACACGATCACCGACCCTGTGACCGGCAAGGATAAGACCATCAAACAGGTCACGGAGCACGAT